TTTTGATTCTTCTCGTAGTTCTTGCCACGAGGTTGCGATTCTTTTTTCTTCTTTGAGGGTAAAGCACTACTTTTGTGTCTTACCATTTTCTTTTTTGCCATGGCTAACAATTTAATGTGCGGACCATGGCCAGAATTCGCAGTATACACGCATTTTATGGTGAATGATCGAATATGACAATGAAATTTTTTACTTTTCAGTCGCATACACCGCAAACTCCAGCTAACGATTTACCGCACAGACTCGCCAACAGAAAATACCAACCCGGGCTTACCTTACACACTTAAGTTTCTCGGCAGGAACCGCACTGGATTTCTCAAAAGCAACAATAAAAACCAAAATATTCAACTCGCGTGACGGTGGCTCCAAGGTCAACAATAGACTTTAAACTTGGCATGCCCTTTCTGCACCAACCTGATACAGCGCTAACCCGTTCGGGGGAAGAAGAATAAGAATTAACTCACTCAACCCCCCCGTAAATTGTATAATATGATTTCAGATTCAACGGATTCGTATTCCTGGAGTTGTTTAGAAAACTTCTCGTCATCAGAATTTTGGAAACCCATATGCAAAACCCGAACAGCCGCGTCAGGAAGAAACATAGCACGCAGCTTTTCATAAGTAAATACAAAATCAGTGCCGCCATTGGCGGTCTGATATTCGCCAACCCTCCGTCTGAGTAAAACGTCATACTTTTGAAAGTACAACTCAACCCATTTTGTTAAAAAACGGAAAAGCGGTTGGTCAGGAAATGATTCAGTGCGCAAAGACAACAGTCGACTTAAACGAGCGCTCACATCACCAGTACGATGCAGAGCGAAAGAGTCGATCATTTTATTGCGATTGGGGTACGCAAGATAGCACCCCCACTGAGACATCCGGAAAGTACGACCGAGAAATTCAATTTCACTCAGGTCAGTCGTGACCTTAATATATTTCAATTTAAGCTGAAACATTTTTTCGGTAGTTTCAATCCAGATATCTTTTGAGAACCACGGGCAGTATTTCGCTCGTATGGCACCCCAAAAATCATCACCCATTGTTTTAAACCGGACGTAACGAATAAAATCTTCCACAGATATAGTGGGAGAGTGTTTTATTTGTTGTGTTTGGTGTAATTTCTTCCACCACTCGCGATACATGACATAAATAATCGCAAGACACAAAAGCACATTTATTCGTGAATTTTCGTCCAGCGTCGAGAACCACCCCGACTTCATTCCATACGCAAAGAACATGTCACCACGCTCCAGCATAATTGGGGAACAAACTGAATCAAAAAACATATTTCTG